TAGCATGCCAGATGATAGAGCTTTAGTTGGTATACAAAAAATAGCAGCTGCAAATTCTAATACAGCAACTAGACATATATTAGATGCTGGTTTATTTTTAACAGCTGAAGTTGCAGAGCAATTATCACTTAGAATATCTGATATTATAGAGTATTCACCTACTAAAGATGCTTTTATACAAAGCATTGGAGTTCATAATGTAGCTACACTTGAAGAGATGTCAGAACTACACTTATATGATTTTGGTATATTTATAGAGCTAACACCAGATGATGAAGAAAAAGCTAAACTTGAAAACAACATACAAGTAGCATTACAACAACAAACTATAGATTTAGAAGATGCTATTGATGTTAGAGAAATTAACAATGTTAAGTTAGCTAATCAAGTTTTAAAAATACGTAGAAAAAAGAAAATACAACAAGACCAACAATTAAAAGAGAGAAATATACAAGCTCAAGCACAAGCAAATGCTCAGCAACAACAAGCAGCTGCTCAAATGGAAGTTCAAAAACGACAAGCTTTAGCACAGTCTGATGCTCAACTAGAACAATTAAAAGCTCAGTTAGAATTACAAAAAATGCAACAAGAAGTACAAGCTAAACAAACGTTAATGGCTTTAGAGTTTGATTACAATATGAAGTTAAAAAATATTGAAACAAAAGCTTTTAAAACAAGAGAAAAAGAGAAAGAAGATAGAAAAGATGAAAGAACTAGAATACAAGCTACACAACAGTCTGAACTTATAGAACAAAGAAAAGGTAATCAACCTGCTAAAAAGTTTGAATCTACAAGTAATGATATAATAGGAGATGTTGATCCTACTGATATGTCTATGTTTGGACCTAGGTAGCAATTTTATTAATTATATAATATTTTATTATGGCAAAAAAGAAAAAAGAAGAAGTAGCTGAAAAGACTACTGATAACGTTACTAAAGTAAATATTAGTACACAAGAGAAAAAAGAAGATGATAATATCATCAGAGTAAATTTAGATAATCCACCAAAAAAAGAAAAAGAAGATGCCGTTCCAGAGCAAAGCACAAATGAGGTTCCTGTACGCGACGAATCCGAAACTAGCGAAAAAGTACTCGAAGAAAACGTCGAAGCAACAGATGAAAAACCTACCGGAGAAAGTGAAAAATCCGATACAGTTCAAGATGAGCAACCCGTTATTGAAGAAATAACGTCGGAAAAAACAACT